TGCAGAATACGATGATGGAGTACCTAGAATACAGATACCTTCACCATCGCCAAACACATTATTAAAATAAGGAGAATAATTATGGCAATAACAACTAATGCAATTTGCAATTCATTTAAAAAGCAATTAATGGGTGGTGAGCATGATTTTGATAGTGCAGGTGGAGATACATTTAAATTAGCAATGTATTCGCCAACGGCTACATTAGGTGCATCAACTACTAATTATGCATCAACAGACGAAGTATCATCACCAACTGGAGGTTATTCAGCGGGTGGTAAAGCTTTGGTTAATTCTGGAGTTAAAGTTTCTTCAGGTGTAGCAATCACTAACTTTAGTGACTTGTCTTTTACCGGAGTTACACTAACAGCTAGAGGTGCTTTGATTTACAATACAACTACTGATGGTGGTACAGGTACTACTGAAGCAGTTGCTGTTTTAGATTTTGGTGGAGACAAGACTGCAACATCTGGAACGTTTACAGTCCAGTTCCCTTCATTCACAACCTCTGCTGCAATTTTAAGAATTGCTTAATAAGGAACTAAAATGATATGGCTAATACTTGGGGGACAAATAGTTGGGGCGTAAATAGTTATGGTGCACAAGATGATGTCACCTTAACTGTTACCGGTATCTCAGCTACCTCAAGTATTGGTTCAACCACACAAGCAGCGGGAGCATCAAGTTCTCCTTCTGGATCTCAACTAACATTTACAAACGCAGGTGCCGTTGGAGGTACTTCTGTTCAGTTCTCTTTAACCGGTGTTCAAGCAACTCTTTCTATGGGTGAGGAAGATATTGCAAGAGGTATTCAACAAGATGTCACTGGTTCTCAATTAACTTCAACATCAGGTTCAGTCACTATAGATGACCAATTTTTAATTGGTGCTGGTTGGGGTAGAGATACTTGGGGCAACTTAGGTTGGGGTGTTAACTATACTGTAATTCCTGCTGAGGGTGTTGGGATACAATTAAATGCTTCGATAGGGGATGAGACAGGTATAACAGATGTAGACGTATCTGTTACTGGAAGTCAATTAAATATTACTTATGCTAATCCATCTTTTTCAATCCAAATTGATTCAGCAATAACTGTACTAGCTTCTGAAGATCAATTAGATGGCTTAGTCGGTAATTTAACTATTAATGGTAATGCAAACATTGACATAACATCTGCAGGTTTACTAACAGTAACTCCTGGTCAAGCTGTGGGTGGAACAAAAATCCCTGTTGATGTAACCGGTATAGAAGCTTCTATAACTTTAGGAAATATTGCTTTAGAGCAGTCAACTAATGAACCAGTTACAGGACAACAATTAAATTTATCTTTAGGACAAGCAGCAGAAATACCAGGTCAGATTATAGGGGTTTCTGGCATAGAATTGACTTCATCTATAGGTTCAGTTACAGTGGTTGGAACTTCGGTAGTACAACCAACTGGAATTTCAGCTACTTTCTCAGTAGGACAAGTAAATGTTACGCCTTGGCAAGAGATTGATCTAGGAGTGAACAATGTTTGGACTGAGGTTGATTTGGCTGCATGATTGAGGTAAAATTATAATTATTTAGGAGAAATTTTTTATGACATCTAGTTATTCTACAGATTTAAAACTCGAACTAATGGTCACTGGCGAAAACGCTGGTCAATGGGGTAATAAAACAAATACAAATTTAAATTTAATTCAACAAGCAATCGCAGGTTATGAAGCAGTCGCACTTTCTGATGGTGGTACTGTAGCTCTTACAATGGATCAAGCTGCATTATCGAATGCAAGAAACATGGTTCTTAAATTTACTGGAACTTTAACAGGTGCATCAACTGTAACTATTCCAGATGGAATTGAAAAATTTTATATTATAGACTTGTCTGCTGTAACTGGTGTAACAAATTTAACAATTAAAACTGCAAGTGGAACTGGTTTTACTGCAGGTGAAGCTGCAATCGTTGCTGCTTATTCTGATGGAACAAATTTAAATGAAATTGCATTAAATACTTTAGGTGGGACTATTGCTTCTGCTCAAATCGATGATAATGCAATTACTTCTGCAAAAATTTTACAATCAAATGTTACTACTTCTAAATTAGCAGCATCTGCTGTTACTGGAAATAACATTGCTCAATCTACAATCACTCAATCTAAACTTGCTACAGATTCTGTTGGTCCAAATCAATTAATTGCAACTGGAGTCACTGCTGCAGAATATACTGTTGCAACAATCACTGTTGATGCTGACGGAAGAATTACTGCAGCATCTTCTGGTCAAGCAGGTGGTGGAAATTTTGTTCCTACATTAGCTGAAAGTGGACCTGCATCTGGAAATTACACAGCAAATAACGCAGCTACTTACATTGGTGTTTACCTTTATGGAGCAGCTGGTGGAAATGGTGGAAGTGCCACAACTCAATTTGGAGCAGCTGGCGGAGGAACTGGCGGATCAGGAGGATTTGGTTTTTGGGGTGCACCTATATCAGCACCTTATACTTCACCTTGGAGTCTTGCAGCACCAGGAAACAATGGAAATCCTGGAGCGCCTACTGGACAACCAGGAAATGCTGGAGGAGCTGCAACACTAACTAACATTGGTACTGCTAATGGTGGTGGCGGAGGTGGAGGTGGTCAAGGATATAATGTCCGTGCACCAGGAAGTCCAGGTGCATCAGGAAATGCACCCGGAGCTACAAGCACTTGGAATATGAAAAGTGTTAGTATTGGACGTACTTATGGAAGCGCAGGGGGCCAACCAGGTAATTCACCTGACCCTAGTAGTTCACCAGTCAGTGCTATTTTAGTGTATGAAAATATAGGAGCTTAATTATGGCAATATTTATTTTTTTAAAAAATTCTGATAATGTAGAAAACTCTATATTTAAAATAGCTGCTAATCAAACTGTCTATAATGAAAATAAAAACTGGGATGATAGTAAGTATGATTTAGTTACTGTTAGCGATGCTGAATTTAATGAAGTTAAATTAGGAAATAAAATTGTTAAAAGTAAAAATGGAAACGTGGTAACTTATGAAAATGCTGTGTATAGATTTCATTTAGCTAAAGATATAAAAGCTGTAATTGATAATAAAATTGCTATAGCTGAAGAATATGTAAAACTTCATCCATCTAAACCTATGACACCATCAGTAAACACTTGGATAAACTATTTAAAATCTTTAGATCCTAATAATATGGTTACTGAACCATCTGCTGGTGCTACATTTAATAATGACACATTATCTTGGTCAGATGGAACACCTCTAACAACATCTATTGAGGTTTACGCTACTTCTCAAGGACAAACTGCAATATCTGAATTAGAATTATTATAGTATTTTTTGCATTTTCTTGTATAAGATAAGTATGTTTAAAAATACTATTACTTTTTCTGCTCACGAGGATTATGTTAATAATATTGATAGTGAGGATTATCCAGTACCCATAAAAACCAATATACCAGAATGGTATAAAAAATTAGAGCATAATCATGGTTTACAAACAATAAAAGGTTGTATGCCTTTTTTAGATACTTTAACCACAGGTTATCTTTTAAAGATGCCTCAAGATTATAGAATTAATCATAATGTTTTTAATAAAGAAATTAATAAAATGGATAGTTTTGCTCATTCTTCAAAACTAGATGGTAATTATTTATTTACACGTCAGATAAATTTAACTAATGATCCTGTGTCTCAAGTACATAATCCTGTACAATTGAAAGGTTCACCTTATTTAGAAAAAAATAAAAATCTTCCTTTTTATAAAATATTAAATCCTTGGATAATTAAAACACCTCCTGGATATTCTTGTTTATTTGTATCACCTCTAAACAATGAAGATGATAGATTTACAATTATACCAGGTATAGTAGATACTGATGTATTTACTCATGAAGTAAATTTCCCTATAGTAATTAATGGTGATAAATATGAAAATCTTAGAACAATAATAAAAAAAGGAACTCCACTAGTACAAGTAATTCCATTCAAAAGAGATTCTTGGAAGATGAAGATTGAAAAATATAAAACGAATGATGTTATAGGAAAGAAAATGATGTACTTTTTAAAATTACTACACATCTATAAAAATAAATTTTGGCATAAAAAAACATGGACTTAAAAAATTATATAGGAATATATGATGGAGTAATTCCTTTAAAAGCATTAAGTATTTTTATAAAATACATCAATACTAAAACTTTTGAACCCGCACGTGTAGTAGGAAAAGGTTCAGACAATGAAATTCAAAAAGATATTAGAGATACTCAAACGTTAACATTATCTAGACATTCTAATAGTATGACAGAAGTGCATTGGCAAAATTTTCTAATAGGAACTTTTACAAAAATATTTAATATTTATGCACAATCTTTTAATTCAGATAGACCTTTAATTAATGAAATTATTGATGTACAAGTTTTAAAATATGAAACTGGGGGTTTTTATCAATATCATGTAGATCACTGCCTTAAATACCCTAGAACTTTAAGCGGAATTTTTTTACTAAATAATGATTATGAAGGAGGAGAATTAAGTTTTAGAAATTTAAATAAAACAGGTGAAGAAAGCATACCTGTTGCAGCAAATAGATTAATTGTATGGCCTAGTAATTTTTTGTTTCCCCATACAGTAAAACCAGTAAAGAAAGGAATAAGGTATTCTGTAGTAGCATGGGGATTATAGGAAAAGATTTTAAATATAAAATAATAGATAATTTTTTAAATAAAGAAGAAATAAATTTATTAAAAGATTTTTGTATTATTAGACATAGATTAAATACTACTGTTTTTGACAGTATCATTCCAAGTTTAGATACAGCAGCATATGGTGAGCCTATAATGGATTCATTATTAATAAATAAAAGAAATATTTTAGAAAAAGAATCAGGATTAGAACTTTTACCAACGTACTCCTATTGGCGTATGTATACATTTGGAGCAGATATGTTTAAACACAAAGATAGAGATCAATGTGAAATAAGTGTAACTGTAATGATTGATTCAGATGGAGCAACTGAATGGCCTATTTACTTAGATGGTAAACCATTTGCATTAAAACCAGGTCAAGCTGCTTTATATTTAGGCAAAGAAATCGAACATTGGAGAGAAACTTTTGAAGGTGATTGGCAAGCACAAACTTTTCTTCACTACGTTGATAGAAATGGTAAATATTCAAAAAATTTTAAAGATGGAAGATTATTTTATGGTATAATGAAGGAGGTTAGATGAAAATTCTACAACATAAAAATGGTAGTGCTGAATTAATTTTTTCTGATGATGAAATTAAGGCTTTAAATAAAGACAAAAAATTGACGATGAGTGCTGAAGTTTTAAAACATTTTGGTAATTGTTTAGTAAAAATTGTAGCAGATTGGAACGAAAATTTTACAAAAGAAGTAAAAGATTTACTTACTTCTAATCCTGAAGAGTAGTCTTTATCGCAAATATTAAGCATGTTATAATACTTCATGCCTTTAACAAATGTACAAATAAGACCAGGATTTAATAAACAAGTCACAGAAACAGGAGCCGAAGGACAATGGACAGATGGTGACTTTGTTAGATTTAGATATGGTCTACCAGAAAAAATTGGTGGATGGGAACAGATAACTGGTTCTACTTTAGTTGGAGCCGTTAGAGAGCAAATGGTTTGGGCTGACTTAGACGGTAGGAAGTATGCTGCTTTAGGAACGAACAAAGGATTATTTATTTATTACGAAGATGCTTTTTATGATATTACCCCTTTAGATACAGCTATTACAGGAATTACTTTTGATACAACAAATACTTCAGCAACTGTTACCGTAAATAAAGTTTCACATGGTTTGGTCGCAGGAGATTTATTCAAATTTACTTCAGTAACTCCTCCAGTAGGCGCAGGTTTTGTTGCTGCTGATTTTGAAACAAACACCTTTCAAGTTGTTACTGCTGCAATA